GCGGGTCATAATGGTGGGGCAGCGCAGCTAAAAAACCTTGAAGATCAGTTGAAAGGGAATGTCCCACCGCCATTTTAACCGCTTGATTTTCCGGAAAAGTTGCGGTCCTCTCCTGGGCACCATCCGTTTTTTATGTATTTGATTTTATTGCGTTTTTAGCGATTTTTGTCCCACTTTCCGGCAACCCTTTTTGCGGTGGGACACCTTCGTCCATTTTTTGTTCTGGCACGAGTTTGCGAATCGCTTCGCCCGCGAGGCGTTTTCGATCCGCCTTCTTCGTGTAGAGCGTGGTTTGCTTCTTCGTCGTCCAGCCGAAGATTGCCATAAGCTGACTATCGGTCGCCCCATTGTCGGCGGCGATGGTCGCGCCAGCCTTCCTCAATCCGTGCATGGAGCACTGGGGCAAGCCTGCCTGATCGCACCATTGGCGCATCTTGTTGCCAAGCCCGTTGACAGTAAACGGCCGGCCGAGGTCGGTGATCAGGAATGTCAGGTCTCCGGTCTCGGTCGCCTCGATCGTCGCCTGAAGCTCGGCGAGCACGGGAATCTCCACAACGACGCCAGATGATTTCCCCGTCTTTCCGGGGCGCACATATAGCCATCCGTCGCGGATGTGCTGCTTGCCCAAGGTCGCAAGATCAGACAGGCGCAGGCCGGTGAACAAGCCGAGATGGAGCGCGAGTCGGGCTTTACTTCCGGGCGGGTGCCGCTCCTCGTATTGCCTCACCTCGTCGACCGTCCATGCGTGGAAGCCATCGCCGGAATGAAGGTGCTCGATTCCTATCGCGGGGTTTCGATCAGCGAGGCCGACGCTGATCGCCCATCCGAACATGGCGGAGACGGTCTTCACCACATTATTCTGCGCGCCCGCCGTATCCCGAATCGTGTCTCGGATTTCGAGGACGTGCTTGCGCTCCATCATCTTGTAGGGAAGATCGCCGCGGCGCTTCTTGCCGCTTTCACATATTTCCTCGAGGAGGCGCACCCGTCGCGCAAGCTGGTCGGGATTGAGCCTATTCTTCGCCCGCTGCTTGTATTGCTGGACGAGCCAGTGAAAGCTATTTTCCTTGGCGGGAGCGCCGGGTTTCCGCGCCGCCGGCGCTGCCTTCTTCTCGTAGGGGATGCCGATCCGGGCGCATGCGACCTCGTCGTCGAACGCCTTCGTTCCGGGTTTCTCCCGAAGCCTGACCTTTGGGCGGCCGGGCGCACGGAAGTAGAACCGGACATTCTTGTGCCGGTCGCGATCGACTGTAACTCCCTTGGGTAGCTTCTTAGGCATCATCCCAAGGATTCCCTTCCCCGGCGGCAACGTCAACAGCTTGCGATCGGTGAGGCAGATTTCGGAAGGCGGCGGCCACCTCGGCAACGTCCCACACCCGGCGGCCGTAGATCATTCTCGCATCGGGCATGAGGCCGTCGAAGACCAGTCGGTCGAAGAGCGTCGCGCTCACGCCGATCAGGGCGGCGGCCTGCTCTCGGTTGATTCCCACGGGCGCCAGGTTCTCGGGCAGAATTGCGGTTGCTCGCCTCATGGCTTGCCCCTCCCACCTGCCAGATTCAGACTCTCAAGCAGGTTGTGGCTGTCCGCCCATGACGCATGGCCGGTCCACGCCGCAAGGAACCGATCGAGCCGATCGTGCTCCCCGGCCGCCCGATAGGCCCTGATCTTCCGCCGCGCCCGCACGACGCTGTCCCGGCGCAGGAGCTTGTGCGTCGTCCAGATGCGATAGCCGACGAAGTTGACGCCCCGTCCGGCCGGCTGGACGCTCCACTTCGAGAACCGCAGCCCCAGATGGTCGCGCGACAGATCCTCGATCGAGCCGCGCACCCTGCGCAGGTGATCGGACGAGCGCCCGAGGACGACGATGTCGTCCATGTAGCGGAACCAATGCCGCTCGCCGAGCGTCTGCTGAAGGTGGCGGTCGACCACCCCGCCATACACGTTCGCGAAAATCTGCGAGACGAGATTGCCGATCGGCAAGCCTATCCCCTCGCGGGGCAGAATCGCTTCTATCAGGCGCAGGGTGTCGCGGCAGGAAATCTTCGCCTCGATCAGCCGCCAGAGCGCGGCGTGCTCGATGCTGGCGAAATAGGCCGAGAAATCGGTCTTGAGGACGTAGAGCGGCCCGCTGCGCGCCAGCCGGCGCATGTCGGCCTGCAATGCCGTCGCGGCCGCGTGGGTGCCCTTGCCGGGCCGGCAGGCATAGGTTCTCGGAAGGAGGGTCGCCTCGAAGATCGGGCCGATCACCGCGCAAAGCGCATGCTGCGCGACGCGGTCCTCGAACGGCAGCGCCGAGATCAGGCGCACCTTCGGGTCGAAGATCCGGAAATGCCTCGGCGCGCCCGGCCGGTAGGCCCCGTCGCGCATGGCCGTCGCCAGATCGTGAAGATTGAGGATCGAGAATTCCTTGAACTCAAGGAAGCCCGGCGTGAGCCGCTTCCCGAGCGACGTCAGCCGGAAGGCTCGCCGCATGTTCGCGTCGGAAGTGATGATGCCGATGAGGTTGCGATGCTTCTTTCCCATGATGTCGATACCCGCCCGCCGGTCGCGGGTTTCGACGGCTGGGCCGCTACTCCCCGCTTTACCGGACCCTGCTATGTGTTCGCCGAAGCCGGACAGTCGGGCCGACCACCCTGGCACGGCCCGCATGAATACGGCCGCGCCGGTGGAAGATTGCCGGCGCGGCCGTGACCGTCGCCGAGCTATGAAAGGGTCGTCGCCGCCGCCGCGCGCCGAGAGATTCTCGTTCGAATTCTCCGGCCAGTTGCCCAGATTCGCGTAGCGCGAGCCGGCGTTGTCGCCGTTGATCCACGAACCCCCGATGATGGACGGGCACCGCAACGTCATACCCCCGACCGCCCGTTGCCCTTCGCGGTCTTGATCCATTGCCCGAGCATCGCTCCCGTCTCCGCAATGGTGCGGAGCGCCACGGCATGCTGCCGAGGCGTGACGATTTTCAGGGACGGATCGGCCGCAAAGCGCAACCAGAACCGCAGCGTCGCCATGTGAGCGTCGGCCGCGTAAAGACGGGAAGGCTGCTTGCTCTTCGCCGCCTGATAGAGAAGGCCGACCTGATCGAACAGCAATCCGATCAGCCGGTCGCGCAGCGCGCCATGACGGCGCGGGCATCGCTGGAGGATCGGATAGAGATAGGTCACGACGGCCTCATATTTTTCGACGATCGCCAGGTCTTGAGCTTGCACAAATTCGTCGCGTGTCATGGCTGGCGATCGTCCGTTTCACTCGGCCCGCGCTTCCGCGCGGGCTATGCAGGATTCAGGTGGTCGCCGCCGCCGCGCGCCGAGAGATCCCCGTCCGAACCCCCCGGCCAGACGCCCAGATGCGCGTAGCGCGAGCCGGCGAGGCCGCCGTGGAGCCACGAACCCCCGATGATGGACGGGCGAGGCTCGTCCGGGTCGCCATCCGTGGCCCATTGCCAGACGGTCCCGGTGACGTCGAAGACGCCGCGCTGGCTGATGAACCGCTCGGCGCCGTCCTTGAGGACGCCGGTGACGACCGGGTCGCCGTCGCGCGAGCATCGCTCCTGCACGCCGATGGCGGCCGCAAAGAACTCCTCGATCGTGAGCAGGCGCTTGCCGTGATAGGCAAGGAGCTCGACCGCGGCGGCATAGTCGAACCGCCTGAAGCGCGTCTTGCCGTCCGGGCGCATGGGGAGGTCGCGGCCGTCCGCGATGGTTGCCCCGCAGCGGCTCGTGCCGTGCTCGTGGTGATCGACGCCGGGAAGATAGATGTCCACCCATGCCCTGCGCCCGCCAGCGACCTCGACCATCGTCATGCCGCGCGGGTCCGGCCCGGCAAAGCGGAAGTCCACGTCCCAGAGCGAGAACGGATTGATCGACGGGGTCGTGTCGCCGCCGGCGCGGGCCTGCGCGCAGCCGCCGGGGGCAAAATGGAACCCCGCGAACCATCTGTCCCCGAGGGGATTCGACGGCACCGGCGCGGCGAAGGGCTTGCCCTCCCCGTCGATGGTGACGCCATAGTCGCGGCCGGGCGTCAACTCGTCGAAGGCGATGGGCGTGTCGGCGTCGAAGGCATGCGTGCGGCCCTCGATCTGGATCACGGTGCCGGCCCGGATGCCGATTTCCGTCCGGCTGGGGGCGAAGAGGATCGGCGCAGCCAGGTCGGCCCGGTCTATCGTCACGGCCGAAGGCTTCACTGCAGTGGCAATGTTCATGGTCTAACTCCATCGGGTTGCTTGGAAGTTCTGGAATTCCGAGAGGCCGGGACGGCCTTCCGGATGGCGTTGCCGGACGTGATCATCACGAAACCGTCCGCGAACTCGACGCGAATCGAGTTCATCTTGCCCCGCGCCGTAAGCCGGCACGGCTGGCCTTTCCGGCCGTGTCGATTCCACCGGAAAATGTAGGGGAAGTCCGTCATAGGAGGTTTCCCTGCGAGGGTGCGGGCGCCGCCGGTCTGGGGCGCATCCACTTTGCCGGCGGCGGCACCTCGTCCGTCCGGCCCCGCTCCCATTCGAAGAAGCCCAGAGCACCGGCACATGGGATGAAGTCGACCGGCTCGGCGTCGGCGATCACAAGGCCGCGCGGCCCGAAGAACCACGGGCTGTCGAAGGTCTTCACGATGTCGACGATGACGCCGACCCCGACAATCCCACCGCGCAGAAGGTCGCATGCCGCAGGGCACTCGAACCCCATCTCGTCGAAGAACTCGGCGGCCTCGTCGTATTCATGCCGGGTCAGGCCCCGCGAGGCATGGATGGCGACCGGCCCGCGAAACTTGAGCGCAGGGTTCGGCGCGCGCCAACTCCGATTCTCGACGGGCTTCCACCCCATCACGAGGGCGTGCGCCCATGGCTGGCGCACCGACAGGGCAAGGCGAGGAAGGGGCGTCATGCTGCACCTCCCCAGCGAATCCCGTAGGCGTCGAACGGGAAGAACACATGCTCGCGGTCTTCCTCGGCCGGGTTGTCGTAGGGAATCGCGCTGATCAGCTTGAGGCCGTCGACGAAGGGGGCGAACGTCCGATAGGTATGCGCTCCGCCGGCGATCCAGATCGGCCGGCTGGGCCATTCCTGCCCGCAGGTTTCGATCACCTCCGCCGCCTCGCTGCCGGCCCATTCATAGACGCATCGGCCGTCGAGCCGCGGCATGCCCCGCGCCGTCCGCCGGCCGAGGATGACGACGCCGCCCATCGTGAGCCGCCGGAACGCGGCGAGGTCCGCAGCCATCGCGGCTTCAAGATCCGGATTGCCACGCCACGGCAGGTCGCCGGCGCGGCCGATCTGGCCCCGATGGCCGCAGGCGGCGATCAGATGCACCGTCATGGCCGCACCCTCGGCAGGCCGTTGTGCTCGATGCCGTCGAGCAGCCGACCCGCCGCTTTCTTGCCGACATTGCGCACGGCCACGAGGCGCTCGCCGTGGAAGCCGATGCCGCCCGCCAGATTGTGAAACCGCGTCGCGCCGAGGCCCATCTGTCCGTCGACCTTCGGCGTCGAGCGCCAGTCCGGATCGTCGACGTCGCGATCGTAGAACGCCGACCATGCGCCCCATTGCTTGAACAGGAACGCGATCTCGTGCGCCGCGCAGAAGTCCCGCGTGGCGCGGTGCCATTCGGGATGCGTCGGCCGCGCGCCGTCGCCGCTTTCGCCGCCGGACACGATCCAGCGGGCAAATTCCCATCCCTTCCAATCGACCGGGCCGATGGCCGGCTCGTAACTAACCCATGTCAGCCAGCCCATGTCGGCGAGCGCCGCCATTGCGGCCCGACGCTGGTCGGCGCGGGCCTGATCCTCGACCGAAACGCCGAGCCATATGTTGCGGAAGAAATCCGGCCATCTGGCCATGCCGCCCGCCCAGTCGAACAGCGGATAGGCGCAGCCTGCCGGCGGCGTCCCCATCGCGTCCAGCATGTCCGCGAAGAGTTGTCCGCGGCCGCTGGGGTGCGCAGCGCGCACTTCGTCCGGCCCGCGTGCGCCCTTGAAGTCCAGATCCTGCTCGGCGTTCGCGTCCGCCCACCGGCGGAAGAAGTCGAGCATCCTGTCCGGGCGCTTGGTGAGCACCTGAAAGGTGTGGTGCTGCGCCTGCGCCATGACGTCGAGGACGCGCATGATCCAGCCGTCCGGCACGCCTTCGGCGAAGAGGTCGCCGTGCGCGCAGACGAAGATCATGCGCGGCTTCGACCACCGCAAGGGCTGGTCGAGCCATTGCTCGTTGAGCCGGACCTCGCCGTTCCAGACCGGGCCGGCCTTCGTGTCGATCGTCAGGCCGGCACGGCTCGGATGATGCTTGAGGCGCGTTCCGGCCAGCCGCATCGCGTAGCAGTTCGTGCAGCCGGGCGACACGACCGAGCAGCCGGTGATCGGGTTCCACGTCGCGTCGGTCCACTCGATAAGGGAATGGTCAGCCATGATCGCCCCCGATCTCGGAAAGGGCGCGGCCGTCCGCCGAAACGGCGAAGGCGACGCCGTCGTGCCAGAAGCCCATGACGACGGTCAGCCGCTCGCCCTCGGGGTCGACCGTGTCGTTCGCCGCCCAGTTGCGGGCGAAACTGTCCATCGAATCGGACATCGTCTCGTAGTCGCTCGCCTCGGCAAACCAGTTCGCCTCGTCGACCCGAGCGGCCGGCGCGAGCGGCACGGCCTCGCCGGTGAACATATCGACGGTGCCGCCGTCGCGCGGGTCTTCGAGGTTCCACGACCCGTCCGGCATGATGGTGATCTGCACGCTGCCGCGTTCTTCCCACCACATGAAGGTGACGGCCTCGCCGGGCGTGATGGTGCCGGCGACCGACGCCTTCTCGTCATCCCAGCGGATCGTCGTCACGCCGGCAGCGTCGGGGGAAAGCCAGTCCTCCGGACGCTCGCGGCCGGGCGGCATGATCTCGTCGACGAGGCAGGCCGGCCACCATCGCCGGGTGTGCGCGAAGTCAGCCATCGCTCACCTCCCGACGCCGGCAGCGAGAACGGCCCGCAGATCGCCAAGACGAACCGCCACGCGGGTCTTGTCGCCATTGCGCGCGAACTCGGCCTCGATCTTCTTGAGGCGGTCGACCGCGTCGCCGTCGATCTCGGCGGCCTCGTCGCTCCGGTCGTGCTCGATCGCCTTGTCCGGGTCGGCCGTCCGCCAGTCCGGCCAGCGGCGCTTCTCGTTCTTCGTCTGCTTGGCGACGATCGCCTCGACGATGCGGCTCGGCTCGAACCCGGCGCGCCATGCGCCGTCGAAGGCCAGAATGATGACGTCGATCCATTCCTCGACGTCGGTGGGGTCGTCCTCGATCTCGCGCAGTTCCTTGCGGATATGGTCGATCACGCCGGCGGCGCGCGTGCCGGGGCCGAAGGTCTTCAAGGAGAAGGCCCGCTGCCGCTCAAGATGCGCGACCAGGTCGAAGCGCGCCTTCGCCGCCACCCGCAGATCGCGCGCGTCCTGCTGATAGCGGTTGTTCGCTTCGAGCAGATCGGCGACGCGCTGGACGCGCAGCCGCTCATTGTCGTCGCGGCAGTCGAGCAGGTGCAGGATCCAGCGCGCCAGATCGTCCTTGCTCTTGTTCATCAGCGAGCGGTGGGTGACGGTGGAAACGACGGTGAAGGTGGACATCGGCTAGATCCTCATCGGCATGAGAACGAAAAGCGTGTCGCCGCCCTGCGCCGGGCGGACGAGGGCCGGCGCACCGGCATCGCCCAGTTCGAAGATCACCTCGTCGCCGCCGGCGGCGGACAGGAGGTCGAGGCAGTATTTGCCGTTGAAGCCGATCTCGACGGGGTCGCCATCGGCGCCGGCGATCTCGATCTGATCTTCCGCGCTGCCGGCGTCCGGGCTATGGGCGGTGACGGTCAGTCCGTCGCCCGCGAAGGCGTATTTGACGGCGTTGCCCTTGCCGGTGGACACGGTCAGAACGCGGTCGATGGCATCCGCCAGCGGCGCGCGGGCGATCGTGTAGCGGTTTGGGTTGCCCGCCGGCACCACGCGCTTGTAATCGGGGAAGGTGCCGTCGATCAGCTTCGAGACCAGCGTCACGCCGGTTTCGTCGCCGCCCATGGAGATGCGGAACTTGACGTCCGAGACGTCGAGGCGGACAGGCCCCTTGTCCGGCAGCATCTTGAGCACGAGCTCGACCGTCTTCCTCGGGATGATGATCGCGGGCAGGCCCGCGGCCCCTTCCGGAAGCGGCAAGGTCGACTTCGCGAGGCGATGTCCGTCCGTCGCCACGGCGATCAGCACCGCCGCGCCATCGACCTCGTCCTCGTGCCAGTGGATGCCGTTGAGATAGTAGCGGGTTTCCTCGCTCGAAATCGCGAAGCGCACGGTCTCCAGCATCGCCTTGAGCGTGGCGGATTCCATGTCGAAACTACAGGCGAACTCGCCGGCCGACAGTTCGTGGAAATCGGAGGCAGGCAGGGCAGGCAGGCGGAAGCGCGAGCGCCCGGCCGAGACGATCCACATGCCGTCGCCGCCATCGGCGAGCCTGACCTCGCTGCCCTCGGGCAGCTTGCGCACGATGTCGTGCAGATTGTTCGCCGGGAGCGTCACCTCGGCCGCCCCGCCCTCGATCGCGCATTTGCGCGAAACGACGATCTCGGCGTCGAGGTCGGTGCCGGTGATCGCCAGCCGGCCCCCATCCCCATTGGCACCTGCCCGGATCAGGACGTTCGACAGGATCGGGATCGTGTTGCGCCGCTCGACCACGCGCACGGCGAGGGCCAGAGCGGGAAGCAAAGCCTCCCGCCCGATGGTGATCGCGGCCGCCGTCATACCCCGCTCTCCGGCTTGCCCTCATAGGCCGGCAGGCCGGTCTTCTCGCGGGCGTCGAAGAGGGCATGGCGCACATGCTCGGTGATGAACTGGTCGGGGCGATAGATCTGGTAGAACCAGGTCACGGACCCGCCGGCAGCGCGGTAGCGCAGGCGAACGGGGATGCGCATCTTGTCGCCCATGAAGAAGGGCGGCACGGACAGGATGAAGATGCCGGGAACCTTGAGCGGTGCGCCGTTGGCGTCCTGATGGCTTTCTTCCCAGACGATTTGCCCCTCGCCATTGGCAAGGGTATGCGCCGCCTTCACCTTGCTCGCCACGTTGACCTGAAGGCCGCGCGACAGTTCGACAAGCTGGCTGGGCGTGGCGACGGTCGTCGCGAAATCGCGTTCGAGCCAGATGCGCTCCTCGTCGGTCGGCGCCGAGAGTTCCGCGACGCGATCTTCGAGGAAGTAGGCGAAGTCCTCCTGCGTCATCTTCTGGCCGTTCATCTTGTTCCACGCCTGCCACTCCTCGGAGAGCGGGAAGGCGTAATGAACGCGGTGCTTGCCGTAATCCGGCTGGCCGTCGACGCCGAGGTGATGGTAGTCGATGACGGCGGTGAAGGACGGCTTGCGCCAGTCCGCGTCGGCGAAGATCACCGAGTGCTCGGACTTGTGGCGGTTGATCAGTTCGCAGAAGGATTCGAAAGTCTGCGCCTCTGCGGTGCCCTGCTTGCGCTTCGGGTGCAGGCGGTAGCTTTCGAGCACGTTGGCGAGCGCGTTGACCGCCGGCGTCTCGCCGCGATGCAGCGCGACCGGAACCTTCGCCGGCAGGCCGGTGAAGCCCTCGGGCGCGTCGATCAGGACGATCTCGATCCCCTGCGCCGCAGCGCCAAGCCGCGCGGCTTCGGCCAGGTCGATGCTGAAGGGGGTGGCGATGGCATCCGCGGCGTCCGGCGCGGGGGTGACAGTTTTTGTCATGGTGTCGACCTTTCTCTCTTTGCGCGCCTGCGGCGTCGCGGCTGGGTTCGAGGGAGGAGCGGGCTATTCGGCGGCGCGGGGGCGTGCCTCGCGCGGGCCGTTGAACATATCGGTCTGCTGGGGGTGCTCGGTGGAAAGCGAGCCGTCGTCGAGCACCCAGTAGAAGGACGAGCCGCGCTGCGGCTTCGGGCGCTTGGAATCGATGTCGCAGGTGATCGTGGCCGTGCCGGCCTCGACTTCCAGATTGATCTTGAGCGTGACGCTGCCCTTGACCTTCGACTTCGGGCGGTCGCCGGAAAGCTCTTTCAGCTTCGACAGCGTCTCGGTGATCTCGCTGCCGAGGACGGCCGCGACTTCGCCGCCTTCCAGCATGCCGATGATCGTTTGCGCGTCGCGGATTCGTTTCATCTTGTCCTCACAGGTGGGTTGATCCGCCGGGTCGGCCGGCGGCGTGGATCGTCAGAAGGGGATGTCGGACGCCATGTCGCAGACGCGCGCGACGCGCTGCTCGATCTCGGCGTGACGGGCGTCGGCGATGATGAGCGCCTGCGCCTTGACCGTGCGCTGGGCGTCGTCGAGGAGGATGGTCTTGCGCGCGAGCTTCCGTTCGAGGCCCTCGCGCTGCCGCTCCGCATTGTCGAGGTGGCCTTCAAGGCGGTGGATGCGGTCGAGATGCTTGGCGACGACCCGCTCAAGTTCGGCGATCTTCTTCGCCTCGGCGGATTGCTCGGGTGCGGCGGACGGCTTGCGGCTGGCTTTCGCGGCCATGGTCTTCTCCTCGATTCTAGAAGGGGATTTCGTCGTCGAGGTCGCGCTCGTAGGAGCGGTCGTCATTGCCTCGGGACGATGTTTCGGAAGATCGGTCGGCGCGGCTGCTCTCGCGGCCGTAATCGTCAGGCCCGCCGGCACCCCGTCCGCCGCCGTTGCCGTTGCCCTGCGGCATCAGCACGAGATCGCCGGCGAAGGCTTTCAGCACGACCTCGGTGGCGTAACGCTTCTGGCCGCCCTGATCTTCCCACGAGCGGGTGCAGAGCATGCCCTCGACATAGACCAGATGGCCCTTCTTCAAGTATTGCTCGGCGACCTTGCAGAGATGCTTGTTGAAGATGACGACGGTGTGCCACTCGGTGCGCTCGCGCTTCTCGCCCGAATTCTTGTCGCGCCAGACCTCGGACGTCGCGAGCCGCATGTTGACGATCGGGTCGCCGCTGCTCATGTGGCGGATTTCAGGGTCGGCGCCGAGCCGGCCCATGATCTGCACCTTGTTGATCGACGACATCAGACCAGACCTTTCTCGATGGCGAGCCATTCGGGCATTGTGATTTCGGCATTGCCGCCGGGGCGCTTGACGACCTCGACATGGGAGAGCGGGATCCAGACCGCGTCCCTGCTTTCGCCCAGCGGGGAGACCTTGATGGCGCGCTCGGTGATCGCGTGCAGCGCGACGGTGACGTCGACGAGGTCGGATTTCATGCCGGCCTCACCACGATTCCGAGATACCGCTCCAAGCGGTCGATGAAGGCCATTTCAGCCTTTGCCGCGCCCCACGGCTCGATCGGCGAGGTGAGCTTCGGCGCGGGCCGGCGCGCTGCAGGCAGGTGCGCGGCAGCCTTGCGGCCGAACAGCGCCAGCGCCTCGGCGCGCAGCATGCGCTCGTCCATGTCGTGAACCTGCCGCACATAGGCGGGATAGAGGCGCGGATAGCCGACGCCGGCGGCGGCGAAGACCGCATCGTCGATCGCCGCCTTGGCGACGCGGATCGCCTCGGCGACCGCCGCGCTCGCGCGCTCGGCGATGTCGGGGGCAAATCCCCCGTCGCGCAGGACCGCGGCGACGTTGACGGCGATCAGCGAGGCGAAGGGCCGCGTCAGGTCGCCGATCAGGTATTCGTGCCCGTCATGCAGGAGGCCGCAGCCGGCCAGCACCGCGTCGCCGGTTTCGGCATAGAGCGCGTCGGCGCAGAAAACCGAGTGCTGCGCGTCCGAATAGGCCGCGCAGGCATAGCGCCCGTTGAAGCGGGCGATCTTGGAAAGACCCGCGGCCATTTCCGCGAAGTCGATGTCGGAGACCTGCGGTGCCGCGAGGTCCATGACCGTGCCGTCACGGCGGAAGGAAGGAACGCCTATCTGTTGATGGGGGGTCAATGCCGCGCCCCCATCGTCTTCATGGCCGTGTCGACGACATAGCCGGCGACGGCAGGCCCCACCGGCGCATGCCGGAAGAAGGCTTTCAGGAGGGCCTCGCAGCGATCAAGCTGGCCGTCCCACGCATCCAGCCGATAGGCATGGCAGGCGAGGCAATAGCGGTTCCACGCCACGGTCATCGCTTGCGTCGGGGCCTCGCCCTTCGGGTGCGGCATGTGCGCCGGGCTTGCCACCCTCGCCTTCTCGACCATTTCGGAAAGCCGGTCGGGCGTGAACGTCTCCTCGAGGAACGTCCGCGCCAAGGTCGTCGCCTGATCGTGAAAGCCCTTGATCTCCTCGGACGTGAAGCCCGCATTGATCATGGCGCGGAAGGTGGTCGCGCCCTCGCGTATCGCCATGGCCATCTCGACGGCGCGGGGGTGCATCGTATCCGGATCGGCGATCTGGGGCGGCTCGGGCGGCATGCGGGCGGACAGATTGTCGGCCCCGCCGGCGGGCATGGCGGCAGCGGTCATCACTTGCTCCAATAGAGAAGGTAGAGAAGGAAGGCGCAGAACAGATGCGCCGGCACGCATGCGAGCGTGAGGTGGAAGAGGAAGAGGTAAAGCTCCCGCTTCCGGCGCCGGTATTCCCGGCGGTCTTCGTCGCTCAATTCCTCGGGGCGCAGGCCCCACGGATTGAAGGCGCGCTGGTCCGGCGTCGCCCCATAGGGTTCGCCGAAGGAGTGAACCGGAACGCGCGCACGGTCAGGCATCGTCGCCTCCGAACGCGCTGGCGCTGGCGGCGTCGATCCGCGCGACCAGGTCGCGCAGCGTCGTGAAAGAGCGGTTCCACGCCTCCCATTCCGGAGACGCATCCTCGACAATGGCGGGATTGGCGGCAAGCCATGCGTCGGCGGTCGAAACCGTGGCGCGCATCGCCTCGACCATTTCGGAGATGTCGGGGAAGTCGGCCTCGCCGTCGTCTTCCTGCGCGGCGTGGAAGGCATCCGCCACGGCCATCTCGGCGCGGTCGAGCGCGTCCTCGCGGCTGGCCGGGTCGGTGATGTTGCGGATGATGGTCCGCATGTCGTCGTCCGACAGGCGCTCGCGCCAGTCCGCCCAGTCCTCGCGGACGCCGGGCATCGTGTCGTAGCCGAGACCTTCGAGTTCCGCGATCAGTTCCTCGCGGGCGTTGCGGGGCGCGCCGTTCATACCGGCATCCCCGGCCCGAAGGCGGCGACGAGGACGAAGCACGTCGAGCCGACGAAGGCGGCCATCGCGAGAAGGCTGGCGAGGTCTTGGACGAAGCCGCCGCTATCGGGGCGGGCGCGGCGGGCGGCGGCTAGGCGCTCGCCCTCGAAGGTGCCGAGATCGGTCTTTGGGAACTGCATAAATGCCTCCATCGGTGAGGATGGAGGACAATGTTTCATAAGTCATGAAAATGTCAATGCCAGATTTTCATGTTTTATGAAATCTGCTATCGACGCCCTTTACCCTTTCAGGGTGCTTTCGGCGGGCTTTGGCATACTCGCGTCGGGACTTGGAGTTGATGGAGGGGCAGACGTGAGGGCGCGTGAAAGCCGTGAAGTGTTGGGTAGGCTGGCATGCCAAATAGTATCCATGCTGCCGGAGCATCCGCAGGACGCGGATATTACCTTGGAATTGGTGGATAAGATTCGGGCCTGTCTTTCAGGCGAAGAGGACGACCCGCCTAGCCGGCGTCGCGGTCAAGTTCTGACAATTGTTCCGCCCAGTGCCGAATCTTAGTAGCTAAACCCTCGGGGGTGCTGGAAAGATCGCCGCGCAACACATAGTCAAGCCCGACCATGGTGCTGCGATGCAGCTTCTCAAGCTGATCCATGCGCGGATACTGATCCCCACTCTCGTAGTTTGCTAACTGGCTCGGTTGCCAGTTCACGCGCCGGCAGAAGGCAGACGCATTGCTGCCGTCGAGTGCGTGTCGCAAAATGCGCAAGCGTGCGCCTACTGACGCCTTGGACATATCGTTCGGGATCATGGGAGATGTATCCCATAACGGTCGCCTAGAAAAAATTCATGGGACATGGGGCTTGCTAACTTTCATGTTTTATGAAAACTTGGCGGCATGGTTGAGCCGATCAAAGATCCGAAAGTGCTTGTGAACGAACTCGGCGGCGTGAGTCGCGCGGCCGAGATTCTGGGCGAGCGTTATCCCTCTACGGTTAGCAACTGGGTGCGCCTTGGCCGCTTCCCGGCGGGCAAATACATGCACCATGCGGCGGAGCTTGAAGCCCGCGGCATCTCCGCATCGCCCGAGATATGGTTCGGCTGCGCGCAGGAGGCCGCCGAATGATGGTTCCTCCCCACGACGTTGACCGCGTCGCACCTGCCGGCCCGGACGGCGGACCCTCAAGGTCCGGGCCGGTTTTTTCGGGGAGGCGCTGACATGATCGCTTACCAGCATACCCCATGGGGCAGGTTGCCGCTCGGCGGCAAGGACGGTCGCCAGACCGCGATCGAGGTCCATGTGCCGGACGTCGTCGCCGCGCTTCTGGCCATCGTCGCCACCCATGACCAGGTCGACCCCGAGAAATTCGCCGCCGAGGCCGTTGCGCGCGCCGTCAACGAGCGCGCCGAGGCCATCGGCATCGCAAGGCTGGCCCAGCCGGCCGTTTACGATCTTTGCGCGGGTAGAGCAGCGGTAGCTCGCCGGTCTCATAAGCCGGAGGTCGCCAGTTCGAATCTGGCCCCCGCAACCATCCACTCCCATACCCGTGAGAGCGAGAAGGGTCGGGGGGACGTGCCTTTGGGCGTCCTCCCGATGCCGCCCTCTCCCGAGAAGCCGCCGCCATGACCGATTGATGTAAAGCCGGGTTTTCATACCCGCACCTGACCATTTCACGCGCTGCCGATCACGGAAACAATTTTCGCAATTGTTTCCTTGACCGGCGGAGCTTTGCCCGGAGTTTCCCGCATGTCCGACGACGATTTCCGTCTGATCCCCCGCGCATCGACCGAAGCCGAGCGACGCCGCCTCAAGTCCGCCACCGAACAGGCGGTCAAGATGGCGGGCGGCGCGGACTTCGAGCCGCATACCCGCGTGAAGAAGGCGGCGCTGTCGAAATATGGCGGCATGGCCGAGCAGGACCATTTCATTCCGCTCGACGTCATCCTCGAACTGGACCGCCACAACGGCGCGCCCGTCATCACCGGCGTCCTCGCCCGCATGCAGGGCTTCGAGCTTCGCCCCATCGCCGCGCAGGAGGAAGACGAGCTTCAACTGGGCGACGCGCAGGCCATCGCCAAGGAAACCGGCGACGTCGTCAACCTCCTGCTCGGGCTGCTGACCAGCGGCAAGCGCCTCGACGCCGCCGACCGGCGCGACCTGATGCGCGAGGTCGCCGAGGCGAAGGCGACGCTTTACCGCCTCGCGGCCAAGGTCGGGGGCGGGGCATGATCACCATCGTCTATGGCCCGATGGGCTGCGGCAAGACCCGCAACGCCGAGCGCCTCGCCCGCCATTTCGGCGCGACCGAGATCGTCGACGGCTGGGACGGCCGCTCGAACCTGCCGCCGAACTGCCTTGCCCTCACGGTCGAGCCGCCGCCGCGCATCCGCGGCGCGCGCGTCATCCCGTTTCAGGACGCGATCGTCATGGTCGGCGCCGGGGGCACGGCATGAGCAACTTCTGGACGCCCGCCCGCGAGCAGGAACTCGCCGATCTCGTCGCCGGCGGCAAGTCCGCTGCCCAGATCGCGGCCGTCCTCGGCTGCTCGCGCAACGCGGTGATCGGCAAGGTGCTGCGCGGCAAGGGCCGCTTCGGCATGCTGGACGGCTGGGCCAGTCGCCGGGGCCGGGTCGAGGTTCGCCCGCGCACGCCGAAGCCGGTCGTCGACGCGCCCAGCCTCGCGCCCGCCGACCTGCCGCCCGCCGCGCCGTCGCTGCCTGCCCCCATCCCCGAACCGCCGGCGCATCCCATGCCCTTCTCGCAGGCGGTCGACGAAGACCGCTGCCTGTGGTTCGCGGGCGAGGCTTACGGGCCGAACGGGCCGGACATGCCCGTCTGCGGCGGCGAGCGCGCCGAGATTCCCGGCACGCGCTACTGCCTGCACCATCTGCGCCGGCAGGCGCAGGACAGGGTGGCGGCATGACGGGGCCGGCCACCTTCCTCGACGGGCGCGTGACGCTGCATGCGGGCGATTGCCTCAACGTGCTCGATCAGCTTGCGGAAGCGTCCGTCGACGCGGTGGTCACGGACCCGCCCTATCACTTCGACACCATCGTCCAGCGGTTCGGCAAGGAAGGCTCCGCCGAGGCGGGTTTCGGCTCGGACGGCATCTTCCGCCGCGCCTCGGCCGGCTTCATGGGCAAGTCGTGGGACGGCGGCGACATCGCCTTCGACCCGGCGACCTGGGCGCGCGTGCTGCGGGTCTTGAAGCCCGGCGGCATGCTCGCCGCCTTCTCGGCCCCGAAGTGCTATCACAAGATGGCCTTCGCCATAGAGCGGGCCGGCTTCGAGATGCGCGACCGGGTCGTCCATCTTTATGACCTCGCCGACCGCGAGGTCGCCTTCCTCGAAAGCCTGTCGCCAGCGCAGGCTGATGCGTTCGCCGCCATCATCGCCGCCGGCGATCCGCTGGGCGACCTGCTCTGGACCTTCGGCTCCGGCTTCCCGAAGGGGCTGGACGTGGCCAAGGCCATCGACAAGCACCTCGGCGCGCAGGGCGAGGTCGTGCCGACCGGCGCGGCCGTCAAGCGCATGATTCCGGGCGCCGACCAGAACTCGTCGGGAAGCTGGATCAAGGACAATGGCCGGGCCTACCAGCCCGGCGCCTATGTGCCGGCGACGGAAGATGCCGCGCGCTGGGACGGCTGGAACATCGCCCTCAAGCCCGCCTATGAGCCGATTGCGCTGGCCCGCAAGCCGCTCGCCGAAAAGAGCGTGGCGGCGCAGGTGCTCGCCACCGGCACCGGCGCGATCAACATCGACGCCGGTCGCATCCAGACGAATGACGATCTCGGCGGTGGCATCGGCGATGTCGCGCAGCCGACCGGCCGCTGGCCGGCGAACATCACCCACGACGGAAGCGACGTCGCCACCGCGGCCTTTCCGGAAGCCCCCGGCCAGCTGGCGCCCGTTCGCCCCGGCAGCGGCAACGGACGCAAGACCGCCGAGGTCTATGGCGCGTTCGCCACGAACAGCGACCACGATCCGCGCGGTGACGCCGGATCGGCGGCGCGCTTCTTCTACACGGCCAAGGCGAAGGCCGAGGACCGCCTCGGTTCCGGCCATCCCACCGTCAAGCCCATCGACCTCATGCGCTGGCTTTGCCGGATGCTCTGCCCGCCGGGCGGGACCATCCTCGACCCGTTTGCCGGAACCGGCACGACCGGCGAGGCGGCGGTCAAGGAGGGCTTCCTCTCGGTCCTGATCGAGCGCGAGGCCGAATATCAGGCCGACATCGCGCGGCGCATGGACATGGTCTTCGACAGCGCCGCCCGGCGGCGCGCGCACGCCCTCAAGGTCAAGACCGCCCGCGCAGGCGGCGAGCCGGATCCCGGCCCGCTATTCGGCACGCCCGGAGTAGCGGGGGGGGGGGCAGGCCGGAGCATTTACGGCCACTTCCGCGATCAGGACGGACGATCGGCCCGATCGGCCTCAAGCGATGAATGAGGCTGCGGAATGAACGACGCCACCGCCCTCCGCGCAGATGCCTTCGACCCGACGATGATCGATTTCGAGGTCTTCGCACTCTTTCTCGAAGCCCGGCGCATCCACCGCCGCAAGACCGTGGCCCGCGTCGCCCGCGAGGCGATGGTCGAGGTCGACGCGGTGAAGCGCGCCGCGCGCGGACGCAACCCCGGAGCCTTTGAGTTCTTCGCCCTCGCCGACTGGATCGGCGAGCAGCCGACCATCTTTCTCAAGAAGGAGGCCCTGCCAAATGCGTGACCTTGCCGCATACGACTATGTCGGCCTCGGGCGCATCCTGCGCCGCCGCCTGCACGATGACGGCCGCGGCTGGCGCACCTGCGCCGTCGAGATCGGCGTCACCTCGCCGGACCTGTCCCGCATCGCCAACGGCCAGCCGGTTTCCGCGCCGAAGGTGATCGCCGTCTGCGACTGGCTGGGGCTGCAGGTGCGCGACTTCTACACGCCGCCGGCGGGAGTGTTTCACGGGAATAGCACTGAAACAGCCGTGGCCGCCGGCCCGGAAAACGGGAGGGCACGGCCATGATGCGCGTATTCTGGGCGCAATATCAGATCGTCGTCGACGGCGAGCCGAAGGCGTTCGCCTTCGCTTTCGAGTGCGGCCTCGCCGGTGCGGACGAGATCGCCGCGGCGCTCGCCAAGGACGGGGTCGTCGGCGGCAACCGGCTCGACCTGGTCGCGGACGGCCGCGGCGGGTCGATGATCCGGGGCCGCAGCGGATGCGTGCTCGGGCTGACCGGCCTCGTCGCCATTCAGGCATATCGCCGGCAGGTATGGGAGCCGGAAGAATGATCGCTCCCTTCGGCCGTCCCGGCAGCGTCACCCCCGCCGCGATCGAGGCGCTTCCCGCCGCCATGCAGCGCGAGGGCATCCTCCTCCTTATGGAAATGGGCCTGTCGGCCGCCACCGTCGCGCGGGCTTTGGGGTGGCACCGCCGCGACGTTTCCGACGTGATCCGCCTCGCGCCGATCTTCCGCCACGAAAGCCAGACGGCGGCCGCGCGAGGTGAGGCATGACGCGGAAGATACTTGTCGCCGACCTTCTCTGCGGCGCCGGCGGATCATCGACCGGATGCGAGCGCGCCTTGGCCGAACTCGGCCTCAACATGGAACTCGTTTGCGTCAACCACTGGCCGACCGCGATCGAGACGCATCAGAAGAACCATCCCGAAGCCCGGCATTATGTGCAGGACATCGCCACGGTTCGCCCGCACCTGATCGTGCCGGAGGGCTATCTCGACCTTTTGATGGCGTCGCCGACATGCACGCATCATTCGGTCGCCCGCGGCGGTAAGCCGACCTCCGATCAACAGCGTTCCGATCCGTGGCACATCATCACATGGCTGACCGAGCTACGGGTCAAGCGCATCATCATCGAGAACGTCTGGGAATTCCTCTCGTGGGGGCCGGTCGACCGCCGCACGGGGAAGCCGGTGAAATCCCGCAAGGGCGAATACTTCCATGCGTGGATCGAGACGATCCGCCGCCTCGGCTTCGACCCGGAGTGGCGCAAGCTCAATGCGGCCGACTACGGCGACGCCACGACCCGCCAGCGATTCATTCTTATGGCCCGCTCCGATGGCCGCAAGGTGCATTGGCCCATGCCGACGCATCGCAAGCGCGACGAGGTGAACGGCGACCTGTTTTCCGAATCGAAACCGTGGCGTCCGGCCCGCGAGATCATCGACTGGAATATCCGGGGCAAGTCGATCTTCGGCCGCAAGAAGCCGCTCGCCCCCAAGACCCTCGCCCGCATCTATGCCGGTGCGGTGAAATTCGAATGGCCGGAGGTCTTCATCCTCCTGCTCGCCCGCGAGATCGAGCGATCCTTGCTCTACCATATCCGTTGGACCTTCTCGGTTCGCAACGCGCCGGCAAAGGTCGCAGCACGGCGGAAGCGGCGGGCATTGGCGCGCGATCTCATTGCGCGGCTGCGGCACTTCCGGGTCGAGCCGATGGGGTTCGCGCAGGGCGGCCGCTCGGCGGACCCCATGCTGATCACGCTGCGCCGCAACGGCGCCGGCTCCGATGTCGGCCGCCCGCTGCCGACCATCGCCGCCAATGGCACCCATATCGGGATCGCCGAGCCGATCGTGCTTTCGCAGCACAACAGCGGCGCAGCCCGCACGACCGGCGAGCCGCTGCCGACGATCACGACGGGCGGCGCGGCGACCGAAGAGCGTCCCGGCTGCGCGCGGCCGATGCTGATCGAGCCGTTCGTGCTTTCCGCCGCCCATGGCGTCGACGCCGCCGAGCGCAACCCCCACGACCGCAGGGTCAAGAGCGTCGACGAGCCGCTGGGCACGCTGCATGCCGGCGGCGGCAAGTTCGGCATCGTCGAGCCGTTCATTCTCAACCGCCACGGCGACGGATACGGCGAGACGCGCGCCCATTCGATCCCGGAGCCGGCCCCCACCGCGAACTGCGACGGCGGCGGATACCTGGTCGAGCCGTTCGTGCTGTCGCAGGCTTCGGGCGGCGCACCCCGCACGGTCAGCGATCCGATTCCCACCGCACCGACCGGCGGCGCGCACGCGCTTGTCACGGCCTATTACGGCGGGGCCTCGACGTGTTCCAGCGACGCGGACCCTCTCCCGACCGTGACGACAAAGGACAGGTTCGGCATCATCGTCCCCGTCACGCATGGCGGCGGCGAAGGCCGGGCGCTCGACGTGGACGTCGATGGCCTGCCGACGATCACCGGGGCGAACCGGGGCGAGCTTGCCTTCATCACCGCGCAATTCGGCGAGCGGGAAGGTCAGGCGCCGCGCACGCATAGCCTCGACCAGCCTTTGCCGGTCGGTCCCACCCTCGGCCAAGGCCACCTCGTCGAGCCGACGCCCCATTACGACATTCTCTTCCGGATGCTTGAGCCGCACGAGCTGGCGGC